CGCAACATTATGATATGACAAATACAATTAAAGATAAATTAAAAGATCAAGATAATATTTCTGTCCCTTCTAAGTCTCTAACAGACGAAGAAACAAAAGTACAAAAGTACCTTGTAGATAGATTGGGTATTTTAAAGCAAACTAAACAAAGTATTATTGGTAACATAGACTTTGAACAAATAATGCGTAGTGCTGATGATGAATACCAACCAACTAATTTAAGTGAAAAAGCTGGTAAATCAGGTAACATAATGCTAGTTCAAGATGAAATTAAAGGATTAAGAGGCTCAAGAATAGTTCCCTTTGGTTCAGGTGCCGATGATGAGGCTTGGAGATCAGACTTATCAGAACCTACATTGTTTGTAAAGATACAAACTGCTTTGTCAGTAATTATAAACCAGAACCCTGAAGCATTCTTTAAAGCTACATCACCTAAGTTTAAAAAGACAACTTCACTTGCAAAGTCTTTGTGGAAGAGAAACTGGGCTATATCTAATGCAAAAGATCAATGGAGTATGTTCATTTTCAATCTAGCTAAGTATGGCTGGTCAGTTGGACGTACTTATCCAAGACAAGAAAGGTTTAAAGTTCAAATACTAGACGAATTAGATGTTGATTCCCCTGATAAGAACAAATATAAAGAAACTGATATTACACAATTCAATGATGTTTATAGGGAAACACTAGATCCTTATAGAACTTGGATTGATGATATGACTAATCTAACAGATCCATGGAGTACAAAAGATTGGTATTTTGAAAAGGATTATACTATTGATGACTTTAGAGAGGGTGGGCAATTCTTTCAATATAAAAATGCAGAGTTCGTAAAAGCAACAGGTCGTTTATACAATGAAGCTGATTCAGACAAAGGAAGACCAAACCAACAGACTGATGAAAGAACTGATGTTGTTACAGTTGGCTTCTATGAGTGCACAGGTATTAAAGATTTATATTGTATTTGGATTCCAAAACAAAACTTACCATTGTTTATCTCGCCATTACCTAATGATGACAAGAACTTATCTTTATTTTGGACATATTGGAATATGCGAGATATTCGTACTCCTTATGGAATAGGTTTGTTTGAAATACTAAGACAAAACAAAGTAATGTACGACAGATTAGAGAATATGGATATTGATCAATTGACTATGTCAATCTATACAATGCTGTTTGTTGATAGCAATATGGCTAATGGAGACAATGTATTTAAAATAAAACCGAATGTTATTCACAAAAAAATGCCAGGTACAAATGTTCAACAAATACAGATTGCTAGAAGTGATAATGCAGCAGCTATTCAGTTTCAATTAGATAGAATGGACGAGAATACAGGTATTACACCAACATTACAAGGGCAAGTAACTGGTAAGACTTTAGGAGAGGTATTACAAGCTAAAGATTCAGCATTAAAACGATTAAACATTCCTTTAGAGAACATAGCAAATGCTATGTCAAGAGATGCACAATTAACTCTTTCATGGATGAATCAGATCTATTCTATCCCAGAAGTAAAAGAATTTGCTTCTCCTGTTGAATTGGTAGAATACGAACAAGAAAATGGACTTGAAGCATCAGAAACTATGAGTACAAAGAATGGTAAATTAAGTGCAGACTTCTTACCAGTCCTAGAATTACAGTTAGAGAACAGAGATGGAGAGCTAATGGAGACAAAAGAAAATAGATTCTTTAAATTAGGTATTGATATTGATACAAGTCAAGTAAAATGGGACGGAATTGTTAAAATTGAACCAAAGTCTTTGCTTTCTCCTTTCCCTGAACTAGAAAAACAAAGTAAGATGGAGTTGTTTAATATTATAATGCCAGTAGTTGAGAAGATAGTTGCTTTAGTTCAAGAGGGTAATGTTCCAGCTGCTTTAGCTTTCTACAAACCACTAGTTCAAGTATTAGAAGCCAACGAAGAGAAACCAGAGGACTGGATACCAGAAAACATTGTTAATACTTTAAAAGTAGCAGATACTAAGAAAACAGGATCAGGACAACAGTTATTTGTTAATCCTGAACAGCAACAAGCTAACCAACAAGGACAAGAAGGGCAATTACAAAGCAATCAACCATCTAACATCATTAAAGACGCTTCAAAAGGAATAGGTAACTTAATGTCAAGCATTAAGGGAGGTTTGAAAGGTGGAATTAAAGGAGGATTAAAATAAACTATGATCACAAACGCAACAAAATCACAAATAAAGTATATTATAGCTAACAACAATTGGAAAGCTGTTGAAGATTATATTTTATATTACATAAAGAATACCTTTGACGAAGTAACAATTAAGAGGAATAGTGAGTTTGAAACATTGTGGTCTGCTGCTGAATCAGAGGGAGCAAAGAAGCATATAAAGATTATTCTTAAAAACTTAGAAGATATTGCAACATCATCTTATGATAACTAAAAAAGAAATTGATATAAAAATAACTAGTGATATGCCTCCTGCAGAGGTTTATCTTAAAGCAGTTGAAATGTTTGGAGTTGACTTTTTTAAAGGTATAATTTTTACTGTTAACGATACAATATATGTGGACAAAGGCAAGCTTTCTGCCGATTTGTTTGAGCATGAAAGTACACACGTAAAACAACAAAATGAAATGGGTTGGAAAGAATGGTGGAAAGAATATTTCAAAAATGAAGACTTTAGATATTCACAAGAATTAGAAGCTTATAGAAATCAGTATGCTTTTATAAAACGAAATGTAAAAGACAGAAACAAAGTTGCTAAATACTTAGACTATTTTGCTTCTGATCTAAGTGGTGCAATGTATGGTAAAATAAAAGGTAAGACAGATGCTTTAATAGATATTAAAAGTAAATTATGATAACTAAATACGACAAAATAAAAATAAACAAAAACTTAACTTTTGAAGTCAATTGGAGTAAAGCAGTAACACCTTGTAAAAAGGTTAGAATTAACAACTTAAAAGATAAATCAAAGACAGTTATAAATAAAGATGACTTATTCATTCTATTATTTATGTTTGCTACTGAGAAAGAACAGGACGGCTTAGTTAAAGTTGGTCCAAAGGAAAAGGTAAAAGGAATTGAAAGACTTGTTAAAGTAAAAGCAAACAAAGACTTGAAGAAAGGTGACACAATCGCTTTTATCACAAGGGATCTAATACCTGAAAGCATTTACAATGAATTAGAGATTGGACATGACAAGGTTGTTAGGAAAGGATTAACAGAAGAAGAAACACAAGAAATTTTAAAGAAATTTAAAAACTAGCTTGTGGATAACTGTTTGACTTTATTATTAAACTAGTTTATATATTAATTATATGACAACTACAATAAAAAGTTTAGAGAAACAATTTAACGAATCTCAAGCTGAGATTAATAGCAAATTTGATTTAGTTTTAAAAGCATTAGAAGAAAAAAACATAGAAGTTGAAACTCCGGTTAAAGAAGAAACAGACGAAAGTGTTCTTACTGTTGTTCCTGCATCTTTATCATCTAGCGTACAAGCGTTGTTTATACAATACTTTGATCCTGCTGATGGTTTTACATTAAAAGAAAACTTCCCAAGAAGAAATAGATTGACATTAAGTGTTCCAAAAGATTTTTCAAACGCAGATCCATCACATTGGACACAGCACAACGAAGATTTAAGAAGTACTAGACCAATTATAGATAACTACGAAATTAATGTTGAGCGTTATCTTCAATTATGGTCAAAGAATCTTAATTATGACAGAAACATTATGCTTAAAAAACAATTATAATTAATTAAATAAAATATTATGCAAATAACATTATCGATAAAACAAGAAGGTAAACAAACACAAGTAAATGACTTTAATTCATTTGAGGAATTATATCAGTTTGTTATTCCAAAAGTAAAACCTGTAAAAGAAAAAGCAAAAGTTTCTAAAAAGAAAAAATAATTATAATTAACAAAATATAAAATATGAAAAAATTTAAATTAAATATAGGACAAAGAATAAGAGCTTACGAAATAACCAATTCATATAAAGGAGATATAGCTGGTTTAAGTAATTCTATGGACGATTTAAAAAAATTAGAACTTTCCAAAGAAGAAATTAAAAAAATTAATTTCAGAACAATAGTTAGAAAAATTAATGAAGAAGGTGGAACAGCTACGCAATATCTATGGGGTACTGATGATTCAGGAAAGCCATCAGATGAAGTTTCAAAAGATGTGTTGAAAGATATTGAATTAAACGAATCAACAGCAGAATTTATCACTGATACAATTAACACAAAAGATAAAGAAAAATCACTAACAAAGAACGATTTAATCTTGGTAGAACTAAAAAAGGTTTTAGAAGAGAAATAATTTACAATTGAATAAAAATCCTCGCAAAGCTATTTATTAGGGATGTGTATGCATCTAGTAAATTAAAGTTAATTTATTGGCTTTGCGAGGTTTATTAGATGTATACAACTCCTTAATTGGAGTTTTTTTTAATTTAGTTTCCTATCCTGCTTTTTCACTTTAGCAGTAAAAAAAAGGTGTTGTAGGGAATAATAATTATATGAATAAAGAAGTAAAAATAACTCAAGAGCAACGGATTGATCCAGATTCAATTAAAGATACCGAAGAAGAATTAAACGATAAAGATACGATTATATTTGATCCTAAAGCCCTTACAGGCACAGATCAAGATAATGAATCTAATCAAGATGATTCAGAGGAAACAGAAGATGAGGATTTAGACGAAGAAGTAATTGAGGACTCAGAACCTTCTACTGAAACAGAAGATTCTTTGAAATCAGAAGAAAAAGAACCAAAACCAGTTGAGGGCGAAACACCTCGTGAAAAGGCTTTGCGTAAACAAATTGTACTCTTAAGAAAGAAAAACAGAGAAGCAGAAAGACAAAAGATGTTTAACAAAGAAAGCATCAAATCAAATGGTAACGAAACTAATATTGATCCTGATAAGTATAAATCTATTACAGATGAATACTCTGAAGATGAAATTAAAAGATTCGGTTCACTATTTGAAGTTATGGCTGAAAAGAAAGGTTATATTAAGAAAAGTCATAATTATGGAAACATGGTTAATGATACTTTAGAAGACTTTTTAGATAATAACCCTGAATATTCAGAAGAAAACGATGAAGAAGATGTTAGATATGGTCTATTTGATCAAAGAATTAGATCAGGGATCTACAGTTTGGAAGATAAAAACAAAAAGCAATTAAAAGAAATCTTTAAAGAAGTGCATAACTATGTTAACAACCAATTAGGAGAATCGGAAACGAAAGAACCTAGAATGAATGTTAACAAACGTAATGCTCAAATTCAAAAGATTAAAAGTGTTTCCCATAAAGGTGGAGGTTCAAAGATAGAAGATAATAAAAAAAAGTCAATTCCAATGTCTAAACGAAATCTTGAAACTCAAAAGATGTTTCATGGTAATCAATCAGAATGGGACGAACTATTATCTTAATTATTAATTAACTAAATGATGTAATCAAAACTCATTTAATGGGTTTTTTTTATTTTATATAAATATCATGGCAGTAGAAAGAACAAAAGGAAGTGACAGAGGTACTATCAAATATGCTATCTCAAGTGTTGCTTTAGCAGCAAAATCTATCATAGATTACGATCGTTCAAATGCAGTTGTTGTTGCGGCAACATCTTCTTCAACAATTGAATCTGTAGCTGGTGTAACAACAGTTGCTACAACAACAGCAGATACAGAAGTATTATGTCAAAAAATTGTTGACGCTGATGAATATGTATTTGATACAACTAATAACTCAGATGCAGATGATAACTTACAAAGAATGGCTTTAACTGATGCAAGTACTGTTAATAACAGTGGATCAGATCAATCAGATGATACAGGTATTATTATGCAACTCCGTACTTTCGGAGCAGCTTCAGATAAGAAAATCGTAGGTGTATTCGTTAGATCAAATGATCGTGCAGCTTAATTTTCAGATTTTATTAATTTAATTAACAAAATATTTTTATTATTAATTTTAATAAATATATTTAAAAAAATATTATGGCAAGTTCACCAGCATTGTTAGCAGATTTCTCAGATTTGACAAATCGTGCTATACAAACAATCGTAAAAAAAGAAGCAGATAATAAACCAGAATATACTCAATATTACAATGTCAGAACAACAACTGAATTGATTGAGAAAGATTCTTCAATTACCGGTTTAAAGGAAGCTTCATTTACAAATGAGAACGCTCAAATCGTTGAGGATGTTCCAATTCAAGGTTTTGATCAAACATATACACAGGAATCAATTGATTTGATTGCTCCTATGTCTTATCAAACTCGTAAATTTGCATTTACACCTAGAAAACTTACTAGCTTTGTGCAAATGGGATTGGCAACATTAAATAGAAAGAAAGATAAACTATCAGCAGAAAGATTAACTAATGGTTTTGAAACAAGTTATACTCATAAAGACGGAGTAAATGGAAATAAAACTATTTCATTGCTTGGTGGAGATTCTGTAGAACCATGGTCAGCGGCTCATCCTCGTGAAGATGGAGGTACAAACATGAATAATGTTATTTATGATGGTACTACTTATTCTTTACCTTTTGATTACGCTGGAGTTAAAGCAGCACATAGAACAGCTAGTTTAATGGTTGACGGTAGGGGAAACCCAATGGCAGCTAGATTAGATACATTAGTATGTAAATTTGGCTCTTCTGTTTACTTTAAAGCTTTAGAAATTAAAAAAGCAATTGAAAATGGAAAAATACCAGAATCAAACGATAACGATGGCTCAGGTGTTATGACATTTAAAATTGTTGCTCTTGAATATCTAACAACTGATGAAGCATGGGGAATGTTTGACTCAAGTAAAGCGTTAGGTAACGATGGCGAATACGGATTCCAACATATTGAATCAGAAGCAAATAATGTTGATCCTATCAATGTTGTTTTCAAAACTCGTGAAATCCAATTTGGTTTCCATACAATGTTTACACAAGGTTACAATGATGTAACTCGTGTGTTTGTTTGGTCAGCAGGAGATTCAGTTAGTGTTTAGTTTTTATTAATTTGTGTAATTAGGTGAAGTGTTCACATATACTTCACCTATACTACACCTAATTTGTGGCTATAGTGGGTGAGATTTAGCCAAAATCAATACTCTATACAACCACACAGATTATTATGGCAACAATTAACGGAAAAAGTTTTTCAAGTCCTAAAAATATTAACCTAAAAGGTGGTATTTTAAGATTTGATGTAGAGCAATCAGCTAATCCAATTGATTCAGATTCAAACGGATTATATATTGATAGTTCAAACAACATTGTTTATTCTTCACAGGGTTCAACTACAATTCTTGGAGCTTCAGGAGGAACTGGAACAACACCAACATGGGAAACTATATACAATGCAGATAAAATCTTTGGTATAGCTTCTAGTGGATGGACAATTGCTGGTTCAAGTGGTAGTGCAACTGATGTTGTTACTATTACAAACTCTGGTGCAGGTTCTGGCGATGTTATTAAAATTCAAAATTCTGGTAGTGGTGCTGATATTTCAGGTACATCAGATACTTGGACAATAACTAAAGCTGGTGCTGCTACTTTTGTAGGAATTGTACCGGGTGGAGATATTACTTCAACAGCAACTGCAGTAGATTGGGATTTAGCAGATAACAATGCTTCCGCTTTATCATTTGATGCAGCAGGAAAAGCAGGTATCTTAGCTATTGTAACAACAGACGCAGGGGAAGGTGTAACTATGAGTGGTACTTGTGCAGTAACAGGTGTTCTAAGTGCTTTAAGTGCTTCTAACACAGTTGCAGGCTCTGTTGTAACAAACAACACAGCAACAACATTTGGTGCTGACGCAAATAGTGCTGGTGTAGCGGTAATTCGTTCAACATCTTTAACTACTGGTTCATTACTTCAACTTCAATTAACAGAAGGCACATTAAATGGTGGCTTTTATATGACTTGTAGAGATGTAACAGGTAGTGCGAATGTATTTACAATCGGAGAAGATGGAACAATTGCAATGGCTGGTTCAGCTGGAAACGACGTATTTACAATTTCTGCTGGAGATATTGTTTTGTCAGATGGATCTGTAACTATTACAGACGCTGATAACGCAACAACTTTAACAGTAATAAACAACACAGCTACAACTGCTGCTGTTGTTTCAATACAAGGTTCTGGTGTTTATACTGGTAATTACTTTGTATCTATTTTGCCATCTGGTTTAACAACTGGTATTGCAGTAGATATTACAGCTGATGCTCTTACAACAGGTAAAGCATTGACATTCTCTTTAGACGGAGTAACAACTGGACAAGGTATTAGTATGGCATCAACTTCAACTGCTTTAACATCTGCTCAATTTCTTGATATTAATCATACAGTTTCAGGTGCGACTATTGGTGATATGACTGGTGCGAGAACAAATTATGAATTGTCTCACACATATACAAAAACATCAGGAACAGTAGCACATGATTATGATGACCTTTCAATTAAAAGGACAATGGTTACAACTGGTGCTGGTGGAACAATGACATCTGCTGGTTCACTTCTAAAACTTGAAACAGTATCAACACAAACAGCAGGAACACTTACTGATTCCGTAAATGGTCTTGAAATTTCATTTGATGCTCAATCAACAGGAGATGCAATCAGCGTTACACATGCACATGCTACAACAGCAACTGCTGTAACAATTACTGCTTCTGGTGCAACCTCAACAGGTTCACTTACAGTTGTAAACGATGCTTTAACTACTGGTACAGCTGTATCTTTAACTTCTTCTGGGACAATTATAACAACTGGTGATGTGTTAAGCATTGTTGCAAACTCTGCTACAACATCAACTGGATTATTAAGAATTTCAGGAACAAGTTTAACTAATGGTTTCTGTTCTGAATTAACTGGAGGTGGTGCAAATATCACTTCATCTGGTGGAGTTTTAAACCTAGCAATGGGGGCTGCAACAGATGGTTTTGGTATTAAACTTGTATCTTCTGGTGTTTATACTGGAACTGTTGGTTTATTAGGAATCACAGCAAACTCTGCAACAACTGGAAACATTGTAGCTTTGTCTGCTACTGGTCAAACAACTGGAAATGTAATATTAGCAACTGGAGGAGGTGCAAACCTAGCCTCAGGTGGAGCTGTTATTTCAGCTACTTTAGGTGCCGGTACAGCAGGTTCTGGTGTAGAAGTACTAACAACAGGTATTTACGCAGGAACAGATGGTGTGATCAATATGACTGCTAACTCTGCTACTACTGGAGACTTAGTTGTATTTAATGCAACAGGGTTAACTACTGGTACAGTGTTACAAATCAATGCAACTGGTGGAACTACAACAACTGGTGCTTATATTTCAGTTAATGATACTGATGTTGAGGTATTTTCTGTAAAAAGAAATGGACATCTATCATTTAACCAAAATACTGCTCCAGCGATTGCTGTAACTGCTCAAAATGGTATCACAGCGGCAGCTATAACAGCTGGTTCAACTGATACAAACGGAATTATTACAACAACTGGTACTTCAACTACTGACGAGTCAGTAATTAGAATAACATTCCATGAAGCTTACGCTATAGCTCCTGTTGTAATACTTACTCCCGCTAATGAAGCAGCTGCACAAAGTGCTGATGCAGCAACATCAGGTTATTATGTAAAGGCAATTGCTACAACTTACTTTGACTTAGCTATTGCTGGTGCTTCTGGTGCTACACCTAGTTTCTATTACTGGGCTACTGAAATGGGAAGTTAGACTTCCAAAAACATTATTAGTTTAATATTAATGATGTTTCTATACTACACCTTTGAAATAGGGTGTAGAGTTAGAAACATCAATTAGATTTATGGCATTTAATAACAAACAATACAGCGTGGCAATTGACGAAGCTACATCAGGTGATAAAGTTTTAATCGCTGCACCATTAAAAGGTTTTCTTGTTGTTGATCATATTGATATAATTCCAGAAAGTGCTGTTGATATAGCATTTAAAACTGGAACAACCGCATTAACTGGAACATATGCTTTTGATGCAAAACAAGGATTCGTACAAGAGAATCCATCAGAATGGCAAGACGGAATTTATACTTGTAAGAATGAAGAAGCTTTTATAATGAACTTAGGGTCAAACGTGCAAGTTAGTGGATATATTAAGTATAGAATTATGAACTAATCTTTAATAAAATTATGAATAAGATAATTATTAAACAAGAAACAGATAGACAAGAAGAAAGATTGCAATTCCTTAACAAAAGGGTTGGTCAGAAAGATCTTGAACTTTCTTCTTTAAAGGAAGAAATAAAGTCTCAAATAGATGATTCAAAAATAAAGATTAGCCTTTTTGAAAAAAACATTAATCATTTAAAAGAGAATCAAGTTAAAATAGAAGATTTAGTTAAAAAAGAAGAT